TATGGCAGATTATTCATCATCGGAACAATCATTTTATGATTCACAAATCAGAGCAGGTAGAACAACCGATGAGGCATCCCGTAATACTAAAGAATTTTCAAAAGCAGTCAGAGATGCTCAAGGTAACTTAAGAGGACTTTCAAACACCGCAAGTTCAGTTACCACAGCGTTCAAGGGGTTAGCATCTGGTAATGCCAGTATATCGGCATTTGGTAGTTCCATTGGGTCTGTCACGGGTGCTATTGGAAACGCTACAAAAGCATTTGGAACGATTGGAAAAGTTGCTGGCACAATAATCGATGGTGTTGGTAGTGCAATGGCATTCATGGTTGGGGAAATGGACAATGCACTGGGGTCGTACCAAGCACTGAGTAAATCTGGATTTTCGGGTGCTGAGGGTATTGACACATTAGTTGACAATATAGTAAAGTCGGGAATACCACTAAAGCAATTCAGTAGTATGTTGGATAAGAATAAGAACCAATTAATTATGCTGCATGGTTCTGCAGACAAAGCGGCTGATGGTTTTGCATCTGTACTCGGATTCATGAAAAAATCATCAGACCAAGAGTTGCGTAATTTGGGTTTCACATCTGAAGAAATCGGAGATACGGTTGCAACCTTTGTTGAAAGACAACGTTTATTGGGGTTTAATCAAGTGTACAACATGAAACGTGACCAAATGGTTATTTCAGAAGGTGCTATAAAATTAGGCAAACGATTCGAGGAAGTTTCCAAACTTACAGGATTGAGCCGTGACGCACAAAAAGATGAGATTAAACAAGCGATGCTCAATGCTAGATACCAAGCATCACAACGACAGCTAAGACGTCAAGGCGCGGATGGTGTTGAAGCGGCTGACCAAATAGAAGCGTTGATGTTGGCAACTAAAGGTATGCCCGATTTACAGAAAGCGATTCAGGATGCATCAACAGGGATGATTACATCAGAAGAGGCAAAACGTTGGCAGGTATCTATACCAGGGTTTATGGCGGTTATGAATCGTATGCGTTCTAATCAAATGGATTGGGGCACTGCATTGCAAGAAATTCAGAATGGTTCGAAGAAATACGTAGGAACAGTGGAAACCTTAGCACGTGCGGTTGGTGATACTGGTATTTTAGCATCAATGAATGATATGGCGAATTTAACCACCATGGCAGATGGTAACGTTAAGAAGGCGATTGATTCGAATAAACTCACTTCGGATGACATTGCCAATATGCACAATAAAAAGGGAGAAGACGGCAAAGGTGCGGATTCAACTACAGTGGAGTTAACAAGTGCATCCAAGAATTTAGAAATAGCAGCCGCATCTGCACAAGCATCGATACTTAGTTTTGAAACTGTATCAGGTGCAATAGAAACAATAGTAACTAAAACTGCTGAAATATTAGAAGAGACTGAAAATCTATTACGTGGTTCAGATAGAGTCAACAAAGGCCAGAACCAAGCAGATATTGAGATTAATAATGCAAGAATTAAAATATTCCAGTTAGAAAAGCAAGAAGATAAGTTCGGTGCATGGTCCACTGTGCAAACTGATGCAATAGTTGATAGACGCAAAGAGATTGCAGATGAACTTAAAAAACTAAATGCACTAGTAACTACATTAACTAAGCAAAATGAGAAATCACCAATAACCATCGGTAGGTTATTAAATGAGAAGGTTTTTAAAGATTACGAAGGAATCATGGGAACTGGTATGGGTATAACCAATAACATGAGATTAATACCAAATGAATTTGAGAAGAAATTCAATATACCCGCAAATACTAAAGTTCCAACTGAAATTGCGAAACAAATTAGAAACCTACTGAACAACCCACCTAAAGGTTGGGTTAATGAAATGAAACATGGGGAGCATGGTGATACATGGGACAAACGTAATTGGGATTTACTCAGACCAATCGTCGATGAGTGGAAAAAGAACATAGGTAAACAAAACACTGACGCAATTGAATCAAGTACACAAAGCAAAGTATCTAACAACGAAAAAGTAACAGCGGCATTGAATGCGTTATCAGAATCAAATAACGAATCTAATAAAAAATTAGATAGTATTGTAACTGCACTAAATCAAGGTAATAGCAACACAAAGGACATCAAGCAAGCAACACAAATGGGTTAATTTAGCAACTGTCGCAAACAGCATAAATACAGCAACATTAATTAAAACAGGTTATCCATATGTCGTGGAAAAAGTATTTTAAAGTTGCTGACACATCAGGGCAGTTTAGTCCAATAGGTAGTGGGGCAACAACGCCACAAGCAAGTAACTTCGCATTTAGAAACTACCAAAGTAAACTCCCCGAAGTTTACACAGGACATCCTAACCGTGTTGAACGTTACAATCAGTACGAAGCAATGGACATGGATAGTGAAGTAAATGCTTGTTTGGATATTATTTCTGAGTTCAGTACACAATCAGATGATATCACGATGAGTCCACTTGATGTCAGATACAATGATAAACCAACTGACAATGAAGTTAATATCATTAAAGAGCAATTACAGCAGTGGGTTAAGTTAAATCGTTTTGATGAAAGACTATTTAAAATGTTTCGTAATACTATTAAGTACGGTGACCAAGTATTCATCAGAGACCCAGAAACTTTTAAACTTATGTGGGTTGAACCTACTAAAGTATCGAGAGTGATTGTTAATGAAAGTGATGGTAAAGAACCCGAGCAGTACATTGTTACTGATATTAATCCAAACTTCCAAAACTTAACAGTTGCTGCTAAAACCACTGATGACTTCGCGGTTAATCCAGGGCGTGGCGGATACACTGCGAATAACCAAGCACCTGTGAGTGGAGGAAATTTAAACAATCAGGGTGGTAGATTCACTGAATCAATGAAGGAATCTGTAATTGATGCCAAGCACGTTGTGCATTTGAGTTTAACTGAGGGACTTGACGTATCTTGGCCGTTTGGTACTAGTATTTTAGAAAACATCTACAAAGTGTTTAAACAAAAGGAAATGCTAGAAGATGCTATTCTAATTTACAGAATTCAAAGAGCACCTGAAAGACGTGTATTTTATATTGATGTTGGTAATATGCCAAGTCATATGGCAATGAGTTTTGTAGAACGTGTTAAGAATGAAATCCACCAACGACGTATCCCTACGCAAAACGGTGGTGCAAACACAATGGATGCAACGTACAATCCATTATCGACAAATGAAGACTTCTTCTTTCCACAAACAGCAGAAGGACGTGGCTCTAAAGTAGATACATTACCAGGTGGTGAGAATTTAGGACAGATTGATGACTTACGTTACTTCAATAATAAATTAGCACGTGGTTTGCGTGTGCCGAGTAGTTACTTACCAAGTGGTCCTGATGATAATTCATCACCACTAACTGATGGTAGATTAGGAACTGCATTAATTCAAGAATTTAGATTTAATCAGTACTGTAAACGTATGCAGGCATCTTTAGCACGTGTACTTAATACAGAGTTCAAACTTTACTTAGCATTCCGTGGGTTCAATATTGATGGTAGTTTATTTGATATCATGTTCAATGAACCACAGAACTTTGCTAGTTATAGACAGAGTGAATTGGATGCAACACGTGTTTCGACGTTTGCTAACTTGGAACAATACCCATATCTTAGTAAGCGTTTCTTATTAGAGCGTTACTTAGGATTATCTGAAGAAGAAATGGTTAAGAACGAAGAACAGTGGGAAGAAGAAAACGCCAAACAACAGAAGGTTGATGCGGAAGGCGCTGATTTACGTGGTGTCGGCGTTATGCCAGGTGGATTTGAATCAGATATTGATACCATGGGAGACATCGAAGGCATGGATGATGGAATGGGTGACGAAGACATGGGAATGGATGGTGGTGTAAATGCAGAACTCAACCCAATGGCGTCAGACTCACCTCCGATGGCAGGTGGTGATGATAGTGGTTTGTGATAAATAAGATTATGATATTAAACGAACTTTTTAACAGAGCGATTCCTGGTTATCAGGATTTAGAAGATGATAATACTCAAATCACAACTGATGATTTGCGTAAGACTCGACTTACTTTAAAACAAATCAATAAACTTCGTCAAATGAACGACATACGTAATGTTGAACATGAGGAAAAGTTGAAGAAAATACAAACAATGTACTCAACTCCATCCGAGGATACAGGGATGGGTGGTGGATTTTAGCAAGTAAATCCTCTCAAAAACGCAAAATTCTTAAAAAAGGCACTATTATGGTGTCTTTTTTAATACTTGGTCTAAATACAGCACGGATACGAATATTTTTAATTTTTGGAGTTAACCATGAGTAATAAGTTTGAGAAACTAATTGAATACGTCATTAATGACGAAGACCAAAAGGCATCTGACCTTTTCCACGAAATCGTTGTTGGTAAATCACGTGAAATCTACGAAGGTTTGATGCAAGATGACATCGGTGGTGATTCTGTTGATGATTTCATCGATGATGTATCAGCAGATGAAGAAGGCGTAGATTATGCTGACGATGCTGACGATGCAGGTGAAATGGATTTCGATGATAGTGGTGATTTAGATGGCCATGAAGAAGGACATGATGAAATCGAAGACCGCGTGGTTGATTTAGAAGACAAATTAGACGAATTAATGGCTGAATTTGACGACCTTATTGGTGATGACACAGTGGGCGCATCTGATGAAGATGAAGATGCAGGTGAAATGGATTTTGAAGTGGATACTGACGACGAAGGCGAAGACTTTGGTGGTTTAGATGCTGACGAAGAATTATCATTTGAAGAAAGCACAGATGAAGAAATTGACGAAGACAAAGAGGAATTAGAAGAAGGCGCAGAATTAACAGCCGCTCCTAAACCTACTACTTCTGAAGAAGCAGGGGTTAACACTAAGAGTGCTAACGCTGATGATGCTGGTAAAAAATCTAAAACAGATGCTAGTCCAGTAAAAGCAAGTACAACTACAGAAAAAGGTCGCACTGCTCCTAAAGCCAAAGAAATGAATGTTGATGGACCAGAAGGTGGTGCTGATTTAACTAAAGCACCTGCCCTTAAAAGAGGCGAGTAATTTAAGTGTCTTTCTTACAAGAAAATTTATCATTCGACGCAGCTCAGGTAATACTTGAGCGTAGTGGCGAAGATGGTAAAGAACTTTATATGAAAGGTCTTTGCATCCAAGGCGATGTAAAGAACGCTAATCAGCGTATCTACCCAGTTAATGAAATTTCAAATGCTGTTAAGTCATTAAAAGAGCAAATTGGCGGTGGGTATTCTGTATTGGGTGAGTTAGACCACCCTGATGATTTAAAAATTAACCTAGACCGTGTAAGCCATGTCATCACTGATGTGTGGATGGAAGGCGCAAACGGTTATGGTAAATTAAAGATATTACCTACTCCAATGGGAACACTAGTTGAGACCATGTTGGGAGCAGGAGTAAAGTTAGGTGTCTCGAGCAGAGGTAGCGGAAACGTTAATGAAAGCAACGGACATGTAAGTGATTTTGAAATAGTAACAGTTGACGTAGTAGCACAACCTAGTGCACCTGACGCTTATCCAACAGCAATTTACGAAGGGTTG